AGTGTAACTGCAGATATACTAGGCACGACCGACGTCGGGACCTTTGCCGTCAGCAGGACGGTCTTGGTGCCGATGGTGGTGCTGCCGTTCTTAGTTATGCAGCGGATGGTCATGGTGCCGCTGGTCGTGTTCGGGATGCTAGTCGCCAGGTCCGGGACTGTCCAAGCCTTCGATGTAGTCACCCCGGTGGCTATGCTCACCCAGCTGCTGCCGGCGAAGCTGTACGCCAGGTCGTGTGTGAAGCTGCTGCTCGCTCTCGGCGTGTTGATCGTGACGCTTGCGCCCATGTTCGCGCTGGAGGCTGACAGCGTCGGCGTGGTTGCCCTTGGGATGGTTGTCAGGGTTCCCGTGCCGCTGCCGCTCTTGGTGCCGATGCTCGACCCGCTGAACGTGATGCCGAACTCCTGGCTGAATGAATACGAGAACGACTTGGAGCCGTCGGCGTTGTGCGCCACTGTGGTCTGACCACTTGCCAGCGTCTTCGTCGCGTTATTATTCACGCCCACCGTGTTGGTGCCGCTGTACTCGGTGCCGTTGACCGTCACGCTCCAGTCCTTCGAGGCTGTGGAGCTTATCTTACCGGAGGAGCCTGCCACGAGCTGCAAGTTCCAGCCCACCACCGTGGTGTTTTTCGCCACGTTCTGGCTGACTATCCACCAGTTGAACTTCAACGTGTCCCATGAGGTCACTGTGACCGATTTGCTTCCGCTTGTCGCCATTTTAATCACCCACTTTCAACATGGACAAGTTGCCGTTCGCTCGCGGAAGCAGCGAAAACTTGCCGATTTGTAAAGAATTTAAAAAGTTACCATCTAAAACAACCAGGTGCTTGTTTGAGAAGTACGCCACCTCAGCGCCTTCGTCTATAAAGGCGATGCGGTCGTTCTCAATCCTGAGCGTGATGCTGTTGCCACTCTCTCCCAGGATGATGTCGCCGTCCTCGAAGCGGATGTAGTTTTCTATCTCCATGAACTGCGCCCGGGTGTTGTCGTCGTACTCGCTGACCGTCTGCTCCAGTGTCGTGAATAGGAACTCGAAGCTGTCGGACAGCTGCGTCATGCTGGTGCTGACCAGCTCCTGCACTTCGTCATTAGTGGCGAAGGTCTCGGAGACCTCCAGCTTGATGCTCTCGCTGGTCTGCTGTATCAAAGAGGCAAAGGACTGCCGCGTCTCCTCAACCGCTGCCGCGATGTTCAGGTTATACTCCGCCCGGATGTTGTGCTCAATCTGGTGCAGTTCGCTGGCGCTCTTTCTATCGCCTGCGACTCCCATGCCGGTGAGTGTCGCCTTCTCTTTTCCGAGGGTGACGGTCCCACCTGCCGGGTCCAGAAGGTCCACGGTCCTCTCAGTCAGAAGGAAGTCCTCGTCGATGCCGTGCGGCTTGCTTCTCACTCTTATCTTGTCGCCCACCTGGAAGGTGTCGATGCTCTTGTCCAGGTTTGACAAGTCCACCGCGGACAAGTTCAGGCTGGTGATGATGTTCCGGCTGTTGGCCAGATACTCCTGGGCCTTCCTCAGAAGGTTCGCCGGTTCGGTTACGTCGTCCCAGTATACCGGCTTCGAGACCACGCCGCGGTAGGCCACGGCATCCAGGTCCTGGATGAAGTCAAGCCCGTCGTTCACGCTCTCGATGGTGACGCGCGCGCTGGTCTCTTCGCCTTCGGTTTCAATCTGGGCCCCGTACGGGATGACCACTGTGGCCAGTTCGTCCTTGCCATCGGAGCGGGCGAAGTCCAGCAGGTTGCTGCCGAACTCAATCGGCTGGCTGCTGCGGTAGTTCAGCTCTGCCAGCCAGTTGACCACGCGCTGGCCGTCGGCGTTGGTGGTAAAAACAATATAACCGCCGCAGCGCTCGACCAGTTTGTCGATAACGTCCGCCACTTGTTCGGCCTTCGTGCTCTCCAGCGCGATGTAGTTGTTCGCGTCGATCACTGTAACCTCACCCGGGGCGAACTGTTTGAACGCCTCAACCTGGGCGTTGTAAAGTGTCAGCACGTGGGCGAAGATGGCCGCCGGGCCGTCCTGGTATGAGTACGGGCGCATGGTGGCATCGTGAAAGAAGCCGCGCTCGCCCTCGCAGGTGATGGTCCGGTTCTTGTAGAAGTCGTCCGCCGGGTATAACGCCCGGCCCCGGAACTCCAGGCGGCCGTTCTTGTATATCTCCACCGGGGTCCGGTAGCTTATAAAGCTGTCATAGTTTGGGTGGTCAGGCGGCAGCGTGAGGACTGCCGTGCCCGACTTGTTCAGGCCCTCCGTGTAGCTTAGGGCCAGCAGGTTGTTCGTGCTTAGGCGGCTGTCGTAAACAAGCCCGCCGTCTGCGTAGACTTGTATCATAGAACCGCCTCCCTATATGTGAATTTGAGCGCAGCCGTTCCGGTATAGGTGAGGCTGTGCTCGCCATAGTCCAGATAGATGTCCGGCAGCGCATACGTTCCGGCGCTGAGTGCCCAGGAGGCCGCACCGTAAACGAGAAGCACGTCGCCGCCCGTAACCTCCAGCAGCGGAACCATGCCGCGGCGGCCCTGGTTGACAAGCACCGCCTCTTGTGCATACTCCGCCGCTTGTAGGTTGACAACTGTCTCCGCTTGTGCATACCTCCAAGGGTCGCAGACTGCTGTCACCTGGACCGACCCGTGCGCTTCGTCGTTGTAAAGTCGGGCCACGCTGAGCCGGCCGGTGATATAGTGCGCGGCATCGTCCGGCAGGATGATGTTCATGCGGTAGCCGTCCAGCGCGTTGACCATCTGGGAGATGCGCGCCTCGCGTTCCAGTCTTGTCCCTTCGGAGCCCTCAAAGACTGCCGTCAGGGTTCGGCTGCTGTAGGTCGGCTCCCCGTCTGTGAGGGCCGTGCTGAGGTCCAGCGGCTCGCTGCGTCCTGGCACTTCGACCAGGTTCGGCTTATACACCGCAGGGCTGAGGTCCCAGCTTGCCAGGGTCCAGCGCCCGTCGGCGTGTGTGTTGTATGACCCGAAGGTTATGCTGCGTGGTGTTCTCATTACATCGCCCCCCTTGCTACCAGCGCACGCCGCTGGCCGAGTTCACTGTCGAAGCCGTTGGCTGTGGCGCCTATAAGCTTCTTGCTGTCAATAGTTAATATCTGGCCGCGCTCGATGGCTGCCAGGATGCTGTCCAGTTTGCCCAGGAGACCGGTCTCGGCAGCGCTTGCAGCGTCCGCCGTGAAGGTGTGGTTCAACTGTCTTTCAAGCGTCAGGCCGTTCATGCCTTCGGCTTCGTCGAGCATACCTTCGGCCATTTCGGTCATAGCGTCCAGCGGCTTGCCCATGTTGTCAAGTACACCCTGAGCGAGTCCGCGGTCCAGCATTTCACCGACCCAGGCCATCTCTCTGGACGGCGAATGGATGCCAAAAAAGTCCTTTATTCCGTCGAGGACATCGGAGCCGAAGCCCTCAATCTTGTCCTTGACCCAGCTGGTCATATCGTTTATACCGTTCCACAAGCCCTTGACCAGGTCGGTGCCGACCTTTTTTAGCTTACTCGGCAAGGACTTGACCCCACTGGTGACGGCGTTGAGTAATTTCTTCGCGGCGTCGGCTGCCTTTGTCTTGGCCTGGCTGCCGAACTCTGCCACCTTGTTGATGGCCTCCTTTAATATTTTCCATATCAGCGAAGGCATCGCGCTGAGCACGCTGGTGGTGGCCCGTAGAATCTGCGGCAGGTTCCGTACCAGGGCGGCCACAATCTGCGGTATGGCTTTTATAATTGCCCATAGCAGCCGCACGGCTGCGCTCAGAAGCATCGGGTGCATCTCTGCCAGCTTCGTCGTTATGGTTTCAACGATGCCTGGCACCTGCGGAACCAGCGCCTCGATAATCAACGGGATGGCCTGCACGATGGCGTTAAGCAGCTGAATCGCGCCCTCCAGTAGCACCGGTATGCAGGAGATCAACCCGTCGATGATGGTCACTACAATCTGAGGAATCAGCGGCACCAGCATCTCGATGAGGAGCGGGATGGCCTGCACGATGGCAGTCAAAAACTGCAGCGCCCCTTGTAGTAGCTGAGGCAGCGCCAGCATCAATCCGTTAATAATTGCCATGACAATCTGAGGAAGCGCCTCAATCAATGGCGGAAGTATCAGCGGAATGGCCTGGACTAGCGCCAGGAATAGGTTGACCGCGCCCTGGATGAGCTGCGGAACGGCTTCAACCAGCACCTGCACCAGCTGCGGTATCATAGCGACCAGCGCGTTGATAACCTGCGGGATGGCCTGGGTCAGCCCGTTCAATATTGAGATGGTCACCTGGTAGCCGGTAGCGACAAGCTGCGGCAGGGCCTCGATGATGGTCGTCGTCAAGGTAGTGACCAGGCTCATGGCCGTGGTGGCCAGGGCCGGCAGCATCTCGGTGAGTTTTGTCAATAGGTTCGTAAAAATGCCGGACAGCGAAGCGCCCAGGGCCTCCGCTGCGCCTTCGTCGCCGTTCAATACTCCCCGGAAGGCCTCAGCCACTCCGGTGATCCCCGGCATAAGGTCAGACAGCAAAGAAGCGCCCAGCATCTTGACGTCGGTCAGTATAGGCTCAACGGCCGCGCCTGCCTCTGCCATGGACGCCGTCCACGCTTCGTTCGCTTCGTTCGCGCGGATGAGCTCCGCGTTGGTTTCTTTGTATTTTTCAGCGGCCTCAGAATAAAGGCCGTTTAGTGTCTCAGTGATGAGCGCCTGGCGTTCCTGCTCAGTGCTGCACGCGTCAAGCTGCGCCTGGAACTGTTCCTCGTTCACGCCTGCCCAGTTGAGTGCATCGGCCAGGCCTCCGGTGAGTGCTCCGGTCTTTGCGGTCTCGTTGGCCGCTTC